ATTTGCGATCTTCGTCCTGTCAAGGATAGTGATTGAGTGCTCTTTACAGCGAAGAGTCTTCCATCCCTGCGATCCTAGATCCAGGTATACGGGCGTTCGATATTAGCTAACGCTTGCTTGTTTACTGTTGATGCGTTGACTTGAAGTCAGAGTTTGTTTTTTATGTGGGAGCCATGGACACGAACAGAAATCTGTCCGTTATAATAATCTGCGGATTCTAATACCTTGCGATTGAATTGTTCTCTTGCTTCGATGTAACTACATTCTGCTTTTGATTTACAATAATAAAGTATTTCTCTGGTAAAGTTTTCGGTGCCTAGTGAGATGATGTCTGCGGATAGTTCCGCGCTTGAGCCATAATAGTCTCTCCAGTCGCTGTCGACCTTTGAGCGGATTTTCTTTTTCTTTTTAGCGCCGTTCTTTAATTTCACTACTTTGGTAGTGGTTTTAGCAAACTTGGCTAATTTTTTGCCTATGTACTTTCGTCCAGATAGATTATTTGTAATTAGATATACAAATCCTATGCAATCCTCGGGCAATTCCTCGACTGGAGTGTCTTGAAAAAACCAAGTCATGTTAGATTTGTTGTGCCATGTGTAGTATAATTTATGCCATGATTGTAAAATATGTTAAAATGTGATATGTTATCTGATTTGTATAGTTCTTTGCCATTGATTGGTGAAATTTGAGCCTGATGTATTAGTTGCACAACTGGCAGAACAAATGGGATTTGGATGAGTAGTCCAAGACTCTGCAATTGAATTGAATTTATCAACAGTGTGGTCGGTATTGTGTCCTAGCCAGCAACATGGGTACACTATTCCACGAGCAGACATATATACACTTTGTTCTTTTAATACATGACAGTCTATAGGCCCCGCGGCAACTAGCGGTTGTATCCAAGCCTTGGGGGGTCGTAACCAACTGATATTGCTGGGTCGCTTGCTCACTTTGGCTCTAAACCAAGTAAACCCCATATCACGGGCCATCTGTTCTGCTATATCAACTTGATGTTCATTGTGTTCGTAAACCAACATATCCCAATGAGCACTGCCGCCTGCTTTAATAAACGCGGCTGCATTATTTATTAACTTAATCCAATTTACTTTTTTACGATAAATGTGATTGGTATCCGCTAGTCCGTCAATACTGAAAACCACATAGTCGTTGGGTTGATCGAATCGTTGACCTAATTCAGTCCACCAACTCGGAGTTTGTATACCGCCGTTGGTATTCATGCCCAAGGTAATATGTTTGTTAACTTGTCTAAAATAATCAACAATGCTTAGTGTATTGGCACCGGCCGCCGGATCGCCGTAGTTGCCGCACATAAACATTTTATCTAATCTGCTGATGAACTGTTCGCCTAAAATAGTGGTCATGTCCGAAACTGTTAGATTATGTTTCAGATCTTTGTTGAATAATGGATCTGTTTCCCTTGCACATAACGGGCACTCGGCTTGACATACATCGGTGACCTCTAAATGCAATACTTTGGCAGTGTCAAACAACTTCGACATCTGTATTATAATTTGTAAAGCCGTTTTCTTTAACCACAGTAAGAATGTTGTTTACTCTGGCGGCCAGCTCATCTTTATGGGAGACCAGCCAAACACTCTTTTGACCTTCTCGACTCATTTTCTTAAGAATGGCCAGAGCATTTTCTACACCGCTACTGTCCATGCCGCTGTCCACCAGCTCGTCAATGAACAGCAAGTTGATTTGACTGTATAGACTTTCCCATACATCACGGAAGCTCCAGCTTAGACTTAGAATCAATCTATTGCGTTCGCCGCGGCTTAAATTATCAAAGTCTAACTCACGGCCTAATTCTTCAATACTAACTGACAAATCATTATTGAATTTAACAGTATGCGGTAATCCGATAGTATCCAAGTAATGGCCCAGTCGAGCATTTAAGTAGCTCAAATTTTGATCAATAATCTTTTTACGAATAAAACTATCTTTGTTGGTCAATAGTTTGAGTAAAAATTCTTGATGCTCTTTGACGCGAGTCAGCTGATTCATTGAATCGTAAGTAATTTCTTGAAGAGCCTGCTCCTGCATTTCTTTAATTTGTTCAGCATACGGATCTTCTTCAGCTTGTTTGCCAGCTAGTCGAGTCAGCACCGAAGCCATGCTACTGCGATGTTCAAATGCATCGCTTTCTTTGTCATAAAATGTCACGGGTTTGACACCCAGCGCACCAATTTGTGTGCCAGCAATCAGCAATTGATCCACGGCGTGACAGTGTGCATTGAATGTTTCTGTGGTGGTGATCAACAAAGTGCGTTTATTATTCAACACAGATTCGTGTGTTTCGTCGTGAAACGCTTGTCCGCAACTGTGACAAGTATGATTCTCTAAACTTTCAATCTCTGTTTCCAACTTACGGATCACTGCTATTTCTCGATCTCGATCTGATTCGGCCCGTTTTTGTGCAGTACGGTTGTCAGCGATGTCTTTGTTGCGCCGAGTATAATCTGCCAACTGTGTATGAGCATCTAGTTCAGCTTCAATGTTTAACTGAGCCAGTTCGTCGTAAGCAGCTTGCAACCCAGCGACATCTTCGTCTTTTTTCTTTAACCAAAGTGTCTGCCTGCGCAGCAGTGCGTCAATTTGATCTTGAATTCTTTTGTTGGCATCACCCACCGCCTTAATTCGAAACTCTTCTTGTTGGATAGCATCTTTTGTAGCTTTGTTTTGTTCTTTAAGAGAGTCTGCTTTTTCACTCAGCATTGTAATGCCCAACAACTGTTCAATGATAATTCGCTGCTCGTTGGCTTTGAGACTCAGAAACGGCTCAGTATAAGTGTTCAGCGCAACTATATGCCTAAACATATCATGACTCATGCGCAGCAGTCGTTCGATCTCTTGTTGAGTTTCTCTGCTGTCACCTTGACTGTTGTCGTCTTTGCTTTCTAACTCTTGCTCGTCAATATAAAACTTGAGTACATTGGGCTTACGACCCCGTTCGATTCTGTAGGTCCGGGTATCGCATTCAAAATCAATAGTGACCAGCATGTGTTTGACATTGGTTTTGTTGATTAAGTTATCTTTTTTAATATTGGTCAGTGCTTGACCGAATAGTGCATAGCTGAGTGCATTAATAATAGTAGTCTTGCCGGTGCCGTTCCTTGAGCCATCCCCGCCCATGTCTAGATTTTCTCCCAGTACCAGAGTAAGATCATTGCGATTAAAGTTGATGCCTTGTGTGGAGTTGCCCACACTCATGAAGTTTTTAACAGTGAGATTTTTAATGTGAATCATATTAAATTTTGTAGTTCTGGTATTGATTTTTCAAGTGATTCAGGTATCAGCTGACCACATATATTTTAACACATCCTTCCATTGATTAGCAAGCTGATCAGCTCCATTTTCATAACACCACAAAATATGATCATTGACTAACACATCCAACCGATGTTTGTGCTCTAAAGGCAATGTGGTGAGAGTTAGATGTTCAGGCCCTATCAAAATGGCTTGTGAAAATTTCGAAATATCTAATTTTCCAGACTCGTGCCATGTTTTCTGCAAAACAACCAGACTTGCAATATTCAATAGCCCAACCGTTGATGTAACCGTAACATTTACATGAGGACATTGTGATTTAACTAATTCTAGATTGGATTCGATTGTTTCCCAAACAGTGCCGTGTCTTACATATTCGGCCACAATACCTTGCGCATCTATACTTGCGCCAACTGTAATATTGGTAAAATGTTTCCATATTTCTAATATGTTTCGAGATTGATATTTTAATGTTGTAAAATTTGTATTGTATTTAATTTTCACATCAGTGTTGCCACACGCTATTAATGCATCTAAAATTTCATAGTGTTCTGCGGTTAATAACGGCTCGCCACCTGCAAAATAAATTTCCTCTGCTTGCGGCAAGAAATTTAATATTTCTTCAAGAATTAATTTTCTTTGTGCTGATCTTAGAGAAGATTGCACATATTTTTTATTACCAAATAATTCAACATCTTCACGAGCAATCGCACTACTAAAATATCCACTGCACATACGACATTTAAGATTGCAGATATTGTTCAGTCTTATATCAAAATATATTGGCTCAAATTGATCAATTTTGACTTGATCAATTTTTATGTTGGGCCACCGGGTATTATGACCAATTCTTGAACTGAGAATACCTGCATCTTCTTGAACATAACATCTACTACATTCTTTACTTCGTTGTCCAGATAACATATTATGTCGTAGCTGAGTGAATTCTGCCGACTTCGAGATGGTATCTATAGAATGTTTTTCAATGTTACCCATTGGATGTCGATGGTCTGCTACACAGCACGGTAACACATTGCCGTCGGTGCCGACATATAAATGCATCCAAGGCAGCACACAAAATGTATCTCGAACTACTAAGTTTTTAGCAAATTCGGCCCCGTTAACAAATTGACTTTGCATTTTCCACTGATCAGTGGAGTACAACTGTTTAACTTGTTCAAGTTCTAAGTCTAGGTGTTTGTTATTAGTCAGAATCAAGATAAAAAAATTACTAATATCTAATTGACTGACATATTTTTGTAAAATACATATGGCGTTACCAGGCATGTCGAGATAATCATAGGTATCGGCACAATCTTGCACTATGACTATTCGAAAATTAGTTTTGTACTCGGTTTGATAAACCGAAGTTAAAAATTCGTATAATCTTTTGTTTCCATCTAACTTATGCAGGTCTGACAGATAAAACAGTTTGCTAAGATCATAGATTTTTTGTAAATCGTGAATCACATCAACTATGTTAGTCTGATTTATCATAAATTTCTGTAAATGTCCAACAACAACTTATTGTCATAGTGCTCACTGGCGATAGCAGTAAGTTGATTGGTCACAATTTGATCCACTGATTCAAAAGTCACATTGCCCTGTATTGCGTATTCATTGAGGTCTGAGTTCTTTTGTGGAATAAGAGTAATTTCGCGAAGTCGGTGTGACTGCATGAATGTTTCTTTGATAAAAGTTGCTTCTTCGTAACTAATATTTATATCAATATTTACTCTAACATGCATGCCCGGTTTAAGGACGCTGTCTGCGTTATTGAGTATAGCACCCAATCCCAGTACTCGATAAGTGGGTTGATCGGGCCATGCGTGATACTCGGGTTCTTTGCCCCAGTCTAAAATCATCAAACCACGCTCGTCATCTCCAGCATCTGCATAATTGTGCGGAAAACAATTTCCAATATAGGTAATGTTTTTGTTATGCTGTCGTTTATGGAAGTGACCAGTAAACACCTGTTCGAAGTTGCCAAAGTGTTCCCGTTTAACTTCACCGTGGTCTGGCATCTGTACCATGGCATTCATGTAGAAGTGCGGCAATTCAAAATGTCCGAACATGTACTTGGCATTTAGTTTGGGAATACGCTTGTGGTCGTCTCCCACCAGCCATGGAGCAATTACCACATCACCACTGGTGAACCAATCATTACAAATATGCACATTCTTTAAATGTTTGGCCCATTCCACACTTTGGATATCTCTCTTGTCCCTGTAGTACAAATCGTGATTGCCAGGAATGAAGAACACAGTATCGAAATTGGCATTCAGATGCTCCAGAGCTTGGAGACTATAGTTGAGCGTAACAATATTAATGCTGGCACGATTGTTGTGCCAATCTCCGAGAAACATTGCAGTTTCACAACCTTCTGCTTTGGCTTTGGCAGTGGCCCACTTGACGAAATTCAAACAGTCATCGTTGTGCAACTGACTGTTCGATTTTAATCCAAAGTGAATATCAGTAAATACTGCGGCTTTTTTAAATAGATTACTCATCTAAGCAGTATAACACATTATTCGTCGTAAGAGC